GCCGGACAAGTGACCATTTTGAAATCTCAGCTGGAAGAATTGGCGATCAGTTTTAGCGATATTCTGATGCCCACCATTCGCTCTATTGTTTCTCGTATTCAGGAACTGGTGGACAAGCTGAATCAATTGGATCCGCAGACAAAAGAAACCATTGCGAAAATTGCACTGGTGGCTGCTGCTCTGGGACCGATGTTGGTGGTGCTTGGAAAGACCATTTCCAGCGTGGGAACCGTCTTTTCCGCAGTGTCCAAACTGCCTGCCCTTTTCTCGGCTGTGCAAGGTGGCATTGGAGCCATTACCGGAGCGTTGGGCGTGTCATTAGGTCCGCTGCTCGCCATTATCGCAGCTGTTGCCGCTTTGGTGGCTGCCTTTGTGCATCTCTGGAAAACCAATGATGAATTCAAAAGCAATATCATCGCCATCTGGGAGCAGATCAAAAGCACCTTTACCGGATTGACACAGGGCATCACTGACCGGCTAAATGCTCTGGGATTCGACTTTGAGAGTTTCACCGATGTGCTGAAAGCTGCATGGGACGGGCTGTGCAATCTGCTGGCTCCCATTTTTGAAGGCGTCTTTCAGAATATCTCCAACATCTTTTCAGAGTTTACTGGCGTTCTTCTGGGGCTGCTGGATGTTCTGATTGGTCTATTTACCGGCGACTGGGAGCAGTGCTGGGACGGTATCAAGGGTATTTTTACTTCTATCTGGGACTTCATTGTCAACACATTCCGCAATATCATGAATACCCTGAAAGGCGTTGCAGATGTGGTGCTGGGGTGGTTCGGAACAAGCTGGAATGAAGTCTGGACTTCCATCAAAACATTTTTTGTGGACACATGGGACAGCATCGCTTCCTTCTTCACGGGAATCGTTACCGGAATCCGGGACTTTTTCGTCAACACTTGGACATCCATTTCCAATACCTTCACCACCATTGTCACTGCCATTCAGACGGTGGCAACAACTGTATTTACGGCAATTCGGGACTTCTTCACCACCATTTTTACGGCAATCTACAACTTTTTTAGCACGATTTTCAATGCCATTTACAACGTGGTTTCTACGGTTTTTCAGGCAATTTATAACGTCATTACGACCGTTTGGAATGCCATTTACACCACCTTAGAACCGCTGATCACGGCATTTGGTTATCTGTTTCAAACGATTTTTGAAGCCATCCAAATCATTGTGGGCAGAGTGATGGACTGGATCTCGGAGAAGATCAGTGCCATTTGGAATGCAATCGTGGCATTTTTAACGCCGATTTTAGAAGGTATCCGAACGACATTTGAAACCATCTGGAATGCCATTTCTACTACAATTTCCACGGTTTTGACAGCGATTCAAGATGCGGTGACTACGGTTTGGAATGCTGTATCTGGTTTCATTTCGTCTGTTTTGTCAGCGATCTGGAATGTGGTTTCTTCCATCTGGAACAGCATCTCCAGCACGATTTCCAGTGTGATGAATGCCATTTTTTCTGTGGTATCCTCTATCTGGAATCAGATTTCTTCTGCGGTTTCCAATGTTCTGAACGCCATCCGGTCGGTGGTGTCTAACATCTGGAACAGCATCAAGAGCACCATTTCCAACGTGATGCAGAGCATTTCTTCTACGGTGTCCAGCATCTGGGACAACATTCGTTCTGCGGTTTCCGACAAAATCAGCGGCATCAAATCCACCATTCAGAATGGGTTCGATGCCGCTGTGGGATATATCAAGGGATTGGCTTCGGATGCCTGGAACTGGGGACGGGATATCATTCAGGGAATCATTGACGGCATTCAGAGTGCCATCGGCTGGCTGGCGGACTGCGTCACCAATGTTGCCGATACCATTCGGGATTTCCTGCACTTCTCTGTACCGGACAAAGGTCCACTGACCGATTACGAAAGCTGGATGCCGGACTTTATGAAAGGGCTTGCAGACGGCATCGACAAGAGCAAGAAGTATGTGGAAAAAGCCGTCGGCGGTGTGGCGAAAGCCATGCAGCTGACTATGGATTCTGATTTGAATTACAGCTTGAACGGTATTTATGGTGCTGTTGTTGACGGCAGTTCCGGTGGTACGGTCAATAACTACTATAACAACGACAACAGCCGCACAGTGAATCAGACCAACAATAGTCCGAAAGCACTGTCACGGCTGGAGATTTATAGGATGACGAGGAACGCGCTGAATACTTAAAAAGGAGCGATTTAAGTCGCTCCTTTTTCTCGGTAAATCAGAATTTGTCTTACTCGTTTATATTATGAGATTAGGTGACAAGATGTATGTCAAAGCGCATTCCAAATGAACAGAAAAGCAAAAACACATCCCCATGCATTTTTGTATACTTTTCTCACCTGAAGCATTCCATAAATGGCTATAAAGGTAGTTACAATTTCAATGATACCCTGTATGCTGAAGCTCATGGGATGAAAAAGAATGCCCATAATTGAAACCACAAGCGCACCCCAATCAAAGAATTTAGTTTTTACCGGGAAACGTCTGTTGATTTTCTCACAGATGACAACATAATTAAAGCCTTCAAAAAAGCCCCAGACAACCGCAATAACCAGTGTTCCGATAATGGTAGCTACGATCCCTGCTTTGTGAAGATCCGGGGTAACCATAATACTCAATGGTTCGTACCCCTCAAATTGTCCTGAAAGGAAAATAAAAAGAATATACGGGAGAAAAAACACGATCGTCCAAAGCACAGCTTTGATTGCGTTTTCCCAACGAAGTCCGAAACTTGCGAACGATTCTTTACGCATTAGGCCTACAATAGTAATGCCAAGACCCGCTATTCCAAATTCCAATGCAGCAGCCATCAAAAGTCTTGGCCAAACGGAAATATCACTGTTTTTGCAAAAACTCATTATTCTGCTTCCGAAAACACCATAGACGATATAGACTGCTATCGTAACCAGAGCGATTATCCACAAATCTATAGTAAGCTTTTTCTTCCGTTCTTTTATCTGTTGTTCCATTTACTTTCTCCCTATACTAAATTTCCAAAGTTGATCTTATACAAATTCCGATTTTGCGTAGAGAACCAACGTCTCTGTTGTCTCTATTATACATCATTAAACACAAAATGTAAAGGGGTGCATCTCATGTTTTATACCCTGATTTTAGAAAACCAATCCGGCGAACAGCTGAACCTGTCAACGACCGCCAACCAATACATGACCTCAAAAATCGAAGGTCTGAATCCGCCTGCCGGAACGATTTCCACTTCTTCTTACGCAGGTATGAACGGCAGTTACCTCAACAATGCCTTCATCGAAAAGCGAAACGTGGTCATCTCCTTTGCCATGCGTGGCATTGGCATCGAAAAACGGCGGCATCGGCTGTATCATGTGATCAAGCCGTCCCGATACATCAAGATTTGGTACAAGACGGCGAACATCGATGTCTATGCCGAGGGGTATGTAGAAACCTGTGAAGTATCAAATTTCGAGCAGCAGATCAGCGGACAGATCTCCATTCTCTGCCCGGATATTTACTGGTACAGCCGGGATATCTTCTACGCTTATTACAGCGGCGTGATCGGAGCATTTCACTTTCCCTTTCCGGAGAGCGATGCTCCGTTTCCTTTGGGCGTATATTCCAACAGCAACCTGTTCTCTATCACCAATGACGGGGATGAAACTGGATTCACGCTGCGAATCGAAGCATTGCCCAGCGACATTCCGCAGGAAGTGGTGGCAGTGACACCGACCATCTACAACGAAAATGGCGAATATCTGCAAATCAAAGGTGATATTCTGACCGGCGATGTCATTACGGTTACCACGAAAACCGGAAACAAGACCGTCACGCTGACACGCAATGGCGTAGACAGCAATATCCTGAACCGGCTGGTTTCCGGTTCGACTTGGCTGACCTTGAAGGAAGGCACAAATATCTTTCGGGTCGAGGCAGTTCGTGGTGTGAAAAAGCTGCGTGTGACTTTGATGCACCGAAATTCCTATCTGGGGGTGTGAGAAATGCAGTTGGAAATTTACAGCTTGATAGCTTTGAAAGATCAGATCTCTGTGTCACTGGAAGCCATCTGCGACAGCTATTCTTCGCTCTTATGGGACATTGAGTTCTACCAGTGTGGCTGTTTTGAGGTGTATATCGCTGCCAGTCCGCAGAATGTATCCATCTTTCAGCGTGGCAGAATTGTGGCAAGGAGCGATGATGCACAGCACTTCGGCATCATTGAATCTCTGCAATTGGAGACCGATGCTGAAAAGGGCGATTACCTGACGGTCACCGGACGGTTTCTTGCCTGTCTGCTGGAACGAAGAATCATCTATCCCACCATCACCGCAAACGGCAGCTATGAGGACATCGTCCGCAAGGTGCTGTCCCGCAATGTGATTTCTGCCGGAATCCGCAATCTGCCCGGTTTTTCCATGGGTACGGTTTCCGGTGACTGCTGGCAGAACACCGCACGAATGCAGGTCAGCTATGACAACATTCTGGAATGGCTGTACAGCCTTTGTGAAACCATCGGCGGTTCGGCAAATGTGCGGCTGGATGGAAATGCTCTGAAATGCGATCTGTTTTCCGGAACAGACCGCAGTTTGTTGCAGGATGAAAATCCCCACATCGTATTCTCCGATGCGTACAACAACCTGCTGTCATTCTCCTATGCGGCGGACGATGCGGTGCAGAAAAACTTTGCCTATGTGCTGGGCTGCGGCGAAGGAAATGCCAGAAAACGAACCACCTTCTGTTCCGGTACAGAGCCGACCTATCTTGACCGATATGAGGTGTATGTAGATGAACGAAACACCGCACAGGAAGAAGATGTGACGGATGCGGAATATCTGGAAATCTTGAAAAGCAGCGGTGCGGAACATCTGGTGCAGCCAAAAACGGCATCGGAATCTGCCATCGCTGCTTTTTCGACCCAGTATCAGTACAACAAGGATTACTTTGTGGGCGACTATGTAACCATGGAACAGAAACGCTTTGGCTTGATTCAGCCTCGAATCCAGCTGATCGGCATGGTGGAGAGTTTCGACCAGAACGGCAGAAGTCTGACACCGACATTTAAGGAGATGGAGTGAGCATATGGCATTTTCCTATGGATTTTTTAACGCACAAAACCTTGACCGGGTGTATACCGCAGAGGATTTTACTGCATATCTGTCCAGTTTGATTTGCAACGGGATTCTGGATACTTACCGGCAGTGCTTTGCACCAACAGTCAAAAATTTATCCGTTACATTCGGCACGGGCAAGGCGTGGATCGATGGACACTATTTTATCAGTGATACCCTGCATACCATCGACCTTTCTTCTTATGTAGATGAATCTCTGAATCGTTATGTAGCGATCGGAATCTACTGTGATCGTTCCACTCGTACCTGTGGGATTCGTGTTCTGGCAGGTACAGCAGCCACAAGTCCAACCATTCCCACCTTTACCAACAACAATGTGACGACTTATCTGACTTTAGCAGTTGTAAGACTGCGTGCTGGAATGACAGCTATTCTGGATTCTGACCTGACAGACTGCCGTGCAGACGAGAGCAAATGCGGTTACTGCAAGTGTATTCTTGGCAAGTGCAGAGTGACGGAGATGCTTGCCGAAATGGCAAAGACGAATGCCACACTGGACGAACTGCAAAAGCGACTGGATGCGATGAATAGTCAGATTTCGGAACTGCAGACCAAGGTAGATGACTTGACGGCAGGCGAAATCCTAGCGACCGGACAGTGCGGTGAAAACATCTACTATGTTCTCTACGACAACGGCAAACTGCTGCTGCGTGGAACGGGTGCAACATACGACTATACTTCTCATGATTCTGTGTTTGATCAAAACGACCAGATCAAGGAAATCGTGCTCAGTAATGGTATTACTGGTTTGGGCGATCGTCTGTTCTATCATTGTTCCAATGCGAAAACGGTATCTCTTCCGGCTACACTGACCAGCATTGGGAATGCCGCTTTTGCACAGGAAGATGCTGCAATCGGCTATACCGCCGGTCTGACTTCCGTTACGATTCCGCAAGCTGTTACTGCGATTCAGTCATATGCCTTTTATCACACCGCCATTGCAGAAGTCACTGTGCCTGCCAGCGTGAAAACGTGGGGAAAGTATGCTTTTAGCGGCTGTGCAAAGCTGAAGACTGCTCGTGTTGCGTGTGATTCCATTGGTGCTTTTACGTTTACAAGATGTACAGCATTGTCCAGCCTTACCATTTCTGCGAATTGCAAGACATTTGGGGAAAATATGCTGACATACTGTGAAAGTCTAACAGCCATCACATATGAAGGAACGATCGCTCAGTGGAACGCCATCACCAAACCAACCAACTGGATGTCCTCCGGAGAACATTCCTACAACAATTATCTGAAAAAGATCCAGTGTGTAGACGGCTATTTGGAATATGATTCTGAAAATAATGTGTGGAATGAGGTGAAAAACGGATGATGAAATTTTTAGTAAAGAATCAAAAGATTGAAGTACTGGAACGAGAGGTCATTGCTTCTGACCAGATCGCGTTTGTTTTGGTAAAGTTCGTGTTCGATGGGGCTTGGAAAACGCTGCACAAGGTGGTACAGTTCACACAGTGCGAAGAAACATACAACGTGGTGCTTGGCATAGACGGAACAACCTGCTTGCTGCCTGCCGAACTGCATCCTGGTGCGGTGAAGATGAGTTTGTTTGGCTACGATGCAGAAAGCGATACTACACTGCGTGCGACAACGGTACCAGTAACTCTTCACATTCGACCGTCCGGTTTTGTGGAGGACGGTACAGCACCCATTCCGCCGACACCGGATTTGTATACGCAGCTTTTGAAAAAACTTTCCGAGATGCAAACCGGAGCAAACGAAAAGGACGGTCGTTCTGCTTACGAGATTGCTACGGAAAACGGTTTTGTGGGGACTGTTGCAGAATGGCTGGAGAGTTTGAAAGGCATGAATGGCGTTGACGGTAAGGATGGATTACCCGGAAAGGACGGAAAAGATGGTGCAGACGGTTTGCCCGGGAAGGATGGCACAAATGGGAAAGACGGCTTACCGGGGAAAGATGGGCGTGACGGAAAGGATGGTGTTTCTCCGGATTTGACAAATTATCCGGATACCGATGCTGTAAAAGCACTGGTTCAGGACGCTGTTCAGCCACTTCTGGAAAAGGCACATACCCACGAAAATCAAGCTGTATTGGATCAGATCACTGCCACTAAAATCGCACAATGGGATGGCTTCGGCACACAAATCAATGGGCTTAGCACAAAGGTTACAGTCTATTCGGAAAAGACAGAACGCACTTTGGAAAGCCTGCAAAAGCAAATCGATAACCTGACAAGCGGCAGAAATTACACCGTTCTGTTTCAGTCCGGACAGGATGCCATTTTGACCTACGTACCAAAACTCAGCATGATTCTGGACGGCAGGTATCAGACAATGGCGGATTTCCTGGCTGCCTATCCGCAGTTTTGCAGTGCAGCAAATGATTTTGTGCTGTCCTATTCGCAGGAGTGCTTCAACTGGGATAAGTCGGTCTTGACCGTTTGTGCAAAGCCTCTGTCCCTGACGAAAAATGCGGAAATCGTGATGTCCTATCAATCGGGTTCGAGTGAAGCCGGAAGCCTGTATCTGGTGCAAAAGCCGCAGAAAATTGACATTCCCATTGGCGTGTATGTGAATACAGAGATCGATGCAAATCGTGCGGTTTCTCTGGATTTCCAATGGCTGCAGTCGGACACCTTTATCACCACCATCACAGAATGTACTGGCATTTCTGACGGCGAATATTACCTTGCCTGGGTGGGCAGAAGCAACAACTCCCACCCGAAAATCCGATTTCTAAAAGTACTGGAGGGTTGAAAATGAAAGATACCATTTGTGTAGCTGTCGGCTTGGTCGGCGGCTTTTTTACTGCCATTTTTGGCGGCTGGGACTCCGCCCTGGTGACACTGGTCGTCTTTATGGCAATCGACTTTTTCACCGGCATTATCACCGCCATGATGAAAAAATCGAAACACACAGAAAGCGGCGGACTTTCTTCCAAAGCCGGCTGGTTTGGTCTGGCGAAAAAAGTCTGCACTTTAATGCTGATCGTCGTTGCAGTTCGGATGGATATTCTGCTCAGCACGACTTACATTCGAGATGCTGTCTGCATCAGTTTTTGTTTGAACGAACTGTTATCCATCATTGAAAATACAAGCTTAATGGGTATCCCCTACCCGCCTGCAATCAAAAAGGCAATCGATGTTTTGCAGACGAAAGTCGGCAGAACCGAAGAAAAATCAACTGAAAACTCAAACAAGGAGGACTAACTTATGGCTATTTTAAGACCGGATTCTACATCCACACTTGGCGGCGTGACCGTCAAAGAATATTTGCTTACCAAACATAACCCGAATCGCATTGATATGCCGTCCGCTTCCATGGCAGGAAAAATCATCGGTGTGACCGTGCATAACACAGACTGGATTTCCGTAGCATCCGGCACAACGCCGGCGGAGCAATATACGAGAGCGACTGTCAACGGAAATATGAACGATGTGCGAGTCCACTATTACGTGGACAACACCTGTGCGTGGCAAAACTTACCGCCGACACTCTCCGGCTGGCACGCTGCGGACGGTTCCGGAAATGGAAACCGAAAAACAATTGCGATTGAGTGCATCATGTCCGGTACGTATAACTCAACTGATAAGAAATCGGAAGATAACTGTGCGAGATTGGCTGCGGCTTTGCTCAAACAATACGGTCTGGGTATATCGCATTTATACACCCATACCCACTGGCTGAACGTCCGGGACGGCAAGTCCGGAACGGTTGACCAGTTGAACACCATGTACAATCGGTACAAAATGTGTCCGCTGTATATCTTGCCGCACTGGTCTGCTTTCAAGGCGAAGGTGCAATTCTACTTGAACGGCTCGACTTCTACGACCTCAACTTCTACTACTTCACAGATTTACCGCATCCGAAAAACATGGGCAGATGCCAAGTCGCAAATCGGAGCATATTCCTCTCTGGAAAATGCGAAAAAGGCTTGCAATTCGGGCTACTCTGTTTTCGATTCTTCCGGAAAAGCGGTCTACACACCGCAGATTTCTTTTGCGAAAGGTCAGCGTGTGACGCTGCAAAACGCTCCGCTTTTTTCTTCCGATTCTGTAAAAACTTTTTCCAAGAAAATCTCCGGTACGTACTACATCTATGATGGCAAGGTCTGTGCCAACGGCAGATATCGGCTTACCAACACTGCTGCCAACTGCGGAAAAACGCCGGTCGGCAGCTACGTGACAGGGTATGTTTCTTACGATAATTTCAAGTGAGGTGCGTTTTTATGACGAAATCGCAGAAAAATTCGGTTGATGAAATGCTGGCGGTTGGAATCTCGATTCCCAAAATCGCTGCCTTTCTGCACGTCTCGCAAAACTCCATCAAGTCCTACTTACAGCGAAATCACCCTAACGATGTCTGCCGAAATTGCGGCACTCCCGTTCTGCAAGTGCCGCATCGAAAGCAGAAAAAATTCTGCTGTGACGCTTGCCGGATGCACTATTGGAACACCCATCCGCAGGAAATGCGGCATGAAAACGCAGCCACGATTCCCTGTGCGTTCTGCGGAAAACCGGTTCTCAGCTACCGAAACCATCCAAGAAAATATTGCTCTCGTGCCTGTGCTGCGAAAGGAAGATATCAATGA